GGTTGGCCGCAAGCTGGCCGTGTTCACGTCCATCGAAGTCAAGGCCGCGCACGGCCGGTTGACACCAGAACAGGACAATTGGCGGCGTGTGGTTTCGTCCGCAGGGGGCGCGGCTGGTGTTGCGCGGGGTGTTGCGGAGGCGGCAGCAATCCTGATATGATTTTTCCCTCGCCGCTCTTTCTGGCTAGGATTGTCACGGCGAGAGAACCCGGCCCATCGTGTGATGACGCCGGGGTTAATTTAACGTATTACGAAAACCTATGGACCTCCCTGAACTAATCACATTCCAAATTGACCGGAAACTCATCGACCGCGCGCGGATGAAACCCGTCAAGCGACGGGACGAAAGCGTTGCGGAGTTTTACGAATTCTCCATGCACCTGAAAAGGGACAGGAGCCAAAACGATTATCTCGTGAAACAATCCGTCACTAAAGACGAGCGCGCCGCCCGCGTGGAAATGCCGATTCTCGGCAACGGGAAGGCATGGGATTTCAGTAAGCCGAAGGCTGCCGCCCCGCCGACACCGCCGCCCGACGCTGGCGCGCAACCGCAATCCGACGACGTTCCATTCTGAATTTAAGCCCGCCGCTCTGAAGGTGCGCGGAGAGATTCCGCGACAGGCCCGTGTTGGCCGCATGAAACACGACGGCGGGCTACCTAACTCCGAATCATGATCGACTTCGCCCGCATAAACGCCGCCGCGCTTGGCTGTTTTGAGTCCCTGCTCTGCGAGTGGTTCCCGGCCGGAAAACGGCGGGGCAACGAGTTCACCGTGGGCAACCTGCAAGGGAAGGCGGACACGTCCAGCCTATCCATAAACCTCCGCACGGGAATTTGGGCGGATTTTTCAACAACGCACGTCAGAGGAGGCGACCCCATTTCACTGCTGGCCGCAATTCGCAACTGTTCACAGGCCGAAGCTGCGCGGGAGCTTGACGCCAAACTATCAGCCGGCGGGATTCAGGAACGCCGCGCGCCAGTTGCCGGACCAGACGGACGGCCAGCCGACGCTGGCGACTGGCACGCAGAACCGTTTGCGCCCAAAGGAACGCCCGCGCCCGTCCCGTGGCATCCGGGTTTTGGCGGCGCACCGTCGGCGTCTTGGACCTACCGGACCGCCACGGGTGAAATCATGGGGCTTGTCTGCCGATACAACACTGACACGGGCAAGGAGATAATCCCGTTTGCTTGGTGCCGAAACAGCCGCACAGGCGAGTCGCGATGGAAGTTCAAATCGTTTGCCAAGCCCCGCCCGCTCTATCGTCTCGACGTGCTCGCCGCGAATCCAGACGCGGGAGTGATTCTGGTCGAGGGCGAGAAAACCGCCGACGCTGCCCAGCGGATGCTGGGTGATTCGGTTGTGGTGACGACTTGGCCGGGCGGCTCAAAGGCCGTCACTCAGACAGATTGGGCCCCGCTTGAAGGCCGGCGCGTTATTATCTGGCCGGATAACGACCAGCCGGGGCGGGATGCGGCGGAGTGGGTGAAAAAACGGCTCGAAAAATAATTTGAAAAAAGGTTGCAATGCACAAGCCGCTTGTGCATAGTCGCCCACATGAAAACGGAATGCGCGATGACCCACAAGGAAATGACCAGCCACATTCGCGCGCGTGTTGCCGCGTCTGGCATCAAGGCCCGCGTGATGATGCGTAACTACTGCGGCGTCCGGGGTATCGCGGTCGTGACTCCGGCGTATGAAATCGAGTTCACGGAGAGCGAGCAGCGCGAAATCAGGCTGATCGCCAAGGTCAACGGCCTCACCCATGCGCGCGGCATGGAGATTGACATCGAGCGCATGACTCACCCGATGCAACACAACTTCGAGTTCCACGGGGCCGCAGCGTGAAACCGCCTACCGCCTACCTCGCCACCATAGGCCGCAAGGGCGGCTCTGCTGGCCGTGGCAAATCCAAGGCCCGCACCACTGAACAGGCGCGCAAGGCCGCGCTGGCTAGGTGGGTGAAGCGGAGGCTGGAATCTAAAACATGAAAAACCTAATCAAAAACCTGAAGGTCATCTGTGCCATTATCGGACTCATCCTAACCGGACTGCTCCTGTTCCTTGGCCCGGTCGCAATCGTCTGCATCACCCTCTGGCAAATCGCGCGGCTGTTTGCGAGGTGATTCGGGCGCGGCGCACCATCTCAGGACTCTAACCAATGAGCGTCTTCATCGTAACCCCGCCCCCCGGCAAGCCTTGCGGATGGGACTTGGCCGACGCGGAACAAGAGGGCTGGACCGGCGAAATGATTCGGGCGCATGTTAAGGCTTGCAAACAGAAACACCGTGAAAACCAAACCAAACCGGAAACATCTAAGGCTGCAACGGCGGAAGCGGGCGCGGAAAATAGATCGCCTAGTGGCGAGGGAGGTGGACAAGGCGTTTTCTCAAACGCCGCAAACGGGGACGGAAACGAAATAACGCAACCCGCCTCCGCGTTGCACAATCAGGATTATATTCAATCCGAAGACACGCCACCGCCTTCCGATGCCGAGGGAGATTCACACGTCGAGCGCGCTCCTGAGCCAGAACCTGACCACATTCCGCCCGATGAGTCAACACCTATTCCGCCACCGTCCATCGGCGGCGTCGAGCTACCCTTCCGCATCCTTGGCCACAATCAAGGGACGTTTTTTTACTTGCCGCGCGGGTCAAAACAGATTGTTGAGCTTTCGGCCAGCGAACATAAGCACCTGCAACTGCTGCAACTCGCGCCCGATGCGTGGTGGAATCAGATATTCGCATCGAAAGACGGTCCAGACTGGAAAGCCGCCGCGAATATGCTGGTGCAGCAGTCCTATGACGCGGGCGTGTTCACCCCGAAACGGCTGCGCGGCCGGGGGGCATGGTTGGATGGCGAGAACATCGTGCTTCACGTTGGCGACCGCTTATTCGTCAACGGCGTGCCCGTGGCAATGTCTGAATTCGAGTCCCGCTTCATCTATGAGCAGGGGCAGCCGCTCGAACACTCCGACGCCATCCCGCTGCCGATGCCCGAAGCCGCGCGGCTGGCTGAACTGTGCGACCTGCTACCGTGGCGGCATTCAATCCACGGGATGCTCCTGACTGGCTGGTGCGTCGTGGCTCCAATTTGCGGCGTGCTCGCATGGCGTCCGCACGTTTGGATTTCCGGCCCGTCCGGCTCAGGCAAGACGTGGGTGGTGACAAACATCGTTGACCCGCTGGTAGGCAAAACCGCGCTTCAAGTCCAGTCGGCAACTACGGAGGCTGGCATTCGCCAAGCTCTGCGCTCTGACGCCTTGCCCGTCGTGTTTGACGAGGCTGAGAGCGAGGATAAAACCGGCCAAGGGCGGATGCAGCGGATTCTTGAACTCGCGCGCCAAGCGTCATCCGAAACCGGGGCGGGCATCATCAAGGGCACCGCCGGGGGCAGGGCAATGGAATTCAGCGTGCGCTCATGCTTCGTTTTCGCGTCCATTGGCATAGCGGCCGTCCAAAGAGCCGACACAAGCCGCATTACGCCTTTGGAGCTTTCCAAGCGCTCTGGCGAGGCCGGCGCGAAGGCGTTTGCGGACCTCAAAGCCCTTTGGGCGGAGACGGTAGGCAAACCGGGGTTTGCGGACGGACTCAGGGCCCGGGCCCTAGCCAACGCCAGAACTATCCGGGCGAACTCCAAAACCCTCGCCCGCGCCGTGGCCGCCAAGCTAGGGGACCAGCGCATCGGGGACCAGCTAGGGTCCCTGTTGGCTGGCGCGTTCGCGGTCACAACGGACCAACAATTCACGGACGAACAAGCTGCGCGCCGGGTGGATAATTTGGACTGGTCCCCATTCCTTCCCGACGCAACCGACACTGACGAGGTGCAAGCCCTGAACGTGCTGATGGACTCCCACATCCGCGTTGACGACGGGCGGGGGAGCTACACGGCCAGCGTGGGGGAGCTAATCAGTCAGAGCCAAGCGGACGTGGTCGAGACGGTGAAGGATGCGGCCAAGGCCACGCTTCTCAGGCACGGCATCAAGGTCGAGGATAACTGGCTGACGGTGTCCAATTCTCACCACAGCCTCCGAAGGGTGTTCGCGGATACCCCGTGGGCTGGCAAATGGAAGGACCAACTCGCCCGGGTGAAGGGGGCGGAGGGCAGGCCAGCAACGCGGTTCGGGCCGGCGAAGCACCGCGCCGTAAGCATTCCGCTGGCTGAGTGCATGGCCTAGCTCCCCGCTAGGCTGCCAATCCTGTTGACGTCAACGGCACTTGTTGACACTTCTGTTGACACTTAAACCGTTGCGTTGCAACGCTTTCCGTCGGAAAACCTAATTGTCAACAGGTTTTCAAAAGATAGACACACTATATACCCCCCTCCCCATTATGTATCCCCATCCCGATAGCCTCTCTCATAGCGTGTCTATGTTTTTGCGTTGACGTTGACATTCCCTCTATTTCTATCTATCTTTATTCAAGATAAAGTAATAATAATAAGGGGTTTTGGCTCATTTTTAGCGTCAACAGAATTGTCAACAGAGCGTCAACAGGGCTGTTGACAAATGGCCTTTTCCTAAGGATTTGAAGGATTCGGCTTGTTGACATTCAAAACATACCGAAACCGTGACTGCTGGCCACATTCCCCTTGCAAGCGCGCTCGGATTCTGTTAGGTGCGCGATATGGCCACACAACGCGGCTCGTGCATGGAAGGCGCATACGCGCGCGGGGCAAAAAGAAACCCTGACGGAACATGGCTCCACTACTGGGTTGACCTGAATCTTGAGTATCAGGAAAGGACGACGCATGACAGCGTGATTTGCCTTGCTGCGATAACGGATAGCACGCGGCGCGTCCGGTTGCTTGATGTTGCTCACTTCATCATTGAAACCAAATAACATGGCTACAGTTCACCTGAAGCTACACACACGACCGGTCCGCGAAGATGACGCCGTTAGCCAATGGCCATCCGATAACGACCCAGACGCCACAGCCAAGGCCGCTGACGCATTCCGGGTGTTCCTCTCGTCTCTCATGCCCAAGCCTTGCACGCCCAAGCGGTTCATCGTGCGAGGCTATGCGGCTATGTGGTGTCTTGACCCGGCTGCATTCGGAGGCAAGACACAGCTTGAACTAGCCAACGAGCTTGGCGTCAACCCGCAGCACTTCAATCGGCTAGCGCAGCGATGGGCTGGCATGTTTGGATTTGTGGGTGGCAAGATGAAGCCAAGGGCGAAGACGTTGGCAGCGGCGAGGACGGGGGCCAAGAAGGGGTGGGTGATAGGGAGATGACTGCCCATAAAAAATTAAGGTTCTTCCCGAGCTATTTCAGCATGGGGGTTTCCATGCGCGCCAACAGTCGCTAGCGACACAATTTTTGAACTTTACCTAATCGCTAAAGTTGAGCACAATAAAGCAACTCCGATGGACGACGGCCAAGGCGGGGGCCGAGTTTGGATGCGACCCGGCTACTTTATCTAACAGGATAAAGCGCGCCGGGATAGTCGCTGGCGATGACGGCATGTTTTCGACGCGCGACATTTGCGCGGCGGTGTTTGGAGACATGGAAGGCGAGAAGCTGCGGAACCTGCGGCGCGATGCGGAGTTGAAAGAGATTGAGCTTGCGCGGTTGAACCGCGAATTGATTGCGGCCGAAAAGGTGACAGAGGTTTGGGCCTCGGTGTTCATCGCGTTGCGACAAGCCATCTGGAATTGCGACGCGCCGGAAGCCAGCCGGAGACGCTGGCTGGCTGAGATTCAAGACATCAACCGTGACGAATACTTCACCACCGCCAAGCCAATCGAAGCGGACGCCAGCTGAGTTGCGCCCGATTCTGGCGGCGTGCTTCGGGCTGTTGAATCCGCCCCCTGACTTGAAGGTTTGGGAGTGGGCTGAGAAGTATCGGCGGCTTGGTAAGGACGTGACGGCAATCCCCGGCCGCTACAGCGTGGACGCGACGCCCTACCAGCGCGAACCGCAGGATAGTTTTACCGACCCAGAGGTTCAAGTAACCGTGATGCAATGGGCATCGCGCCTTGGCAAGACGGAGACGATGAACAACCTTGAAGGGTTCACGATTGACGTGAACCCGCGCGGCATTCTCGTTGTCTATCCAACGCTAGACAGCGCGAAGAAGTGGAGCAAAGAGTTCTTCGTGCCGATGGTGAAGGCGACGCCAAGGCTACAGGGCAAAATCAAAGAGAGCCGAGCACGGGACGCGAACAATACGATTCTCAGCAAGCAGTTTCCCGGCGGCAAAATCTCAGCCATCGGCGCGAACAGCCCTAGCGGGTTTCGGCAAATACAGGCTCCGGTTGTAATCTGCGATGAGATTGACGCGATGGACAACGGCGCGGAAGGCGACCCGATTGCGCTGGCGTTCAAGCGGGCGGATAATTACCGGGACTCGGTTCAGGTGTTGAGTTCAACGCCGACGGTGAAGGGGGCCAGCCGGATTGAAAGCTGGATGGAAAAGAGCGACAAGCGCCACTGGTTTTGTCCGTGTCCAGAATGCGGCGAGTTTCAGGTGTTGGGCTGGTCACAGGTTGAAATTCCAGAAGGCAAACCGGAAGAGGCGCGGATTAAATGCCAACACTGCGGGGCAAGGCTAGACGATGAACAGCGCGTGACGATGGTGCGCGCGGGAGAATGGCGGGCAACGGCTCCGTTTGCCGGCGTGCGCGGATACTGGCTGAACGGACTGAACACGTTGTTTCCGGCGAAGAAAGGATTCAGAAACAAGCTGCACCAGATGGCGGCGGAAGCGGCGGAAGCCAAAGCCAGCGGCGAGGCGGCAATGCAAGTTTGGACGAACACGTTTCTTGCGGAGTCATACGAACCGCCCGCCGAAAAGGTTGAAGCAAATTCGCTGTTGGAGCGGTGCGAGCTTTATGGCGGCGACGATGAAAACGCACCATTGCTGCCGCGCTACGTGCTTGCATTGGTTGCCAGCGTTGACGTTCAGGGCGACCGGCTCGAGTGCTACGTCGAAGGCTACGGGTTGAAGGATGAATGCTGGGCCATCGAATACCGGCGCATCATCGGCGACCCGACGCGCGATGAAGTTTGGGCGCAACTGGACACGCTGTTGGAAACGGCATACTCGCACCCGTGCGGCGGCGTGCTGAAAATCGGGCGCGTGTGCATCGACTCAGGATTCAAGACTGACCGCGTGTTTGATTTCGTGCGCCGCCGGCAGCCGCGCGTTGTGGCCATCAAGGGAGCATCGGCAAGGGGTGCGCTGCCGTTTCAGGTTTCACCGAAACCGAACAAGCAAGGGTGCCGTCTCTACCTGCTAGGAACGGACACACTGAAAGACTTGATTTTTTCGCGCCTTCGGTTAGCTGACCCGGGGCCAAGGTATTTGCATTGGCCAAAAGGGTTTGGCTTCGATGACAAGTATTTTGACCAGTTGACCAGCGAGCAGCGCCGGGCGGAGATGCGCGACGGCTTCCCGCGCTACGTCTGGTTCCTGCCGCCCGGCAAGCGCAACGAGGGGTTGGACTTGAAGGTTTACTCCGTTGCGGCATGGGAAATTTACAAGTATCACATGCGCCCAAACATGGAAAAGCTATCGGCAGAAATGGAAGCCCGCGCCGCTGAACCGCGCGATGGCGGCGAACAGGAGAAGAAGCCCGCGCCGGCCAAGGAATACCAGTTGAAGCCGCACGTTGAACCGAAGCCAGAGCAGGAGAAGCCAAAGCCGCGCGCGTTTGTGCCGAGGCGCAAGGGCGGGTTTGTGGGGGGGTGGAAATGAAAACACGGGCCGAATATGCAGCCGCATACCGCGAACGCCATCCCGAGCGCGTCCGTGAAAGCCGCCGACTTTGGAGGCTGCGAAACCCCGGCGCTGAACGTGTGGCGAACAATGAGCGGACAAGGCTTTGGAGAAAACAAAACCCGGCGGCGGCAAAAGCCAAAGACACGACCGCAAGGAATAATCATCGTGAAGCCAGAAACCGCCGTGCGCGGGAGAGATACAGAAATGCGAAGCCGCGATCGGCTCGCAGCCAGCCGTCGGCCTAGTCAATTTCGGGCCAACTACAAATGGCCTACACCGTGCCGGAACTAGAGCCGGCGTCCGTAACCGCTGGCGACTTGGTGACGTGGAGCCGCAGCTTTGCGGAATTCTCCGCCGCCGACGGCTGGGTGTTGACGTATGCGCTCACGAGTTCGTCAGCCTTGATTTCTATCACGGCGAGCACCTACCAGACCAGTCAGTTTCTTGTTTCGGTTGCGAAGGCTACAACTGCAAACTGGACGGCGGGGACGTATGCGGTTCAGGGCTACGTAACGAATGGCAGTTCTCGCCACTTGGTTTATTCGGGGACGATTAAAATCAACCCGAACCTCGCCGCCGCATCCAGTGGCTACGACAACCGGACGCACGCCAAGAAGTGTCTCGACGCAATCGAAACCGTGTTGGAGGCCCGCGCGTCAAAGACGATTCAGAACTGGTCCGGCTTGGAGCAATCGTTCTCCCTGATTCCAACCTCTGAGTTGCTGACGATGCGGGACCGCTACCTGACAGAATACAAATCCGAACAGGCTGCCGAGCGTGTCGCGCAAGGGCTTGGCAACCGCCGCAACGTGTTTGTCCGCTTCACGTCACCCCGATGAAATTCCTCGAAACACTTGCGGCGAAGGCTGGATTTGTCCGCGCACAGAAACGAGCCCTGCCGGTTCCGGCTCGCCGTCAATACGCCGCCGCTCAGATTTCGCGCCTGACGGAAGACTGGGCCGGTGCGTTTTCGTCCGCCGATTCGGAGCTTGCTGGCTCCGCGCAACGTGTTCGCGCCCGCGCGCGGCAGTTGGAGCGGGACAATCCATTCGTTGAACGCTACCTGAAGCTGCTTGAAAACAACGTGCTCGGGTCAACGGGAATCGGGTTGCAAATGAAAGTCCGCGACCCCGACCGAATCGAAGGCGGAAAAATCAAGCGCGGAGGTTATGACACGCTGGCCAACGCTGCGATTGAAGCGGGCTGGTATGACTGGACGCGCGGCAAGAACTGCTGTGTGGACGGCGCGACAAGCCTGCAAGCCACAGAGAAATTGTCCCTCAGGTCTGCCGCACGCGACGGCGCGATGTTCATCCTGTTTCACGAAGGGGCGGGGAAATACGGCTTGCAGCTTGAATGTTTCGAGGCGGACTATTTGCGCGAGGATTACAACGAACTGCTGCCAAACGGAAACGTGGTGCGCTACGGCGTCGAGATGACGCCGCAACGGAAGCCCGTGGCGTATCACTTCTACAATCGCAACCCGAATGATTCAGGCGTTGCCGCAGTTGGATTGCGGACGGTTCGCATTGCTGCCGAGCGAGTGATTCACGTTTGCCGTCGCAACCGGCAGGGGCAGACAAACGGAATTTCATGGCTGGCCCCGGTGAT